ATGGTCTGCGTCCATCTTCTTACGAAACGCACGGTTCCCATCTCCTTGCTCGGAGACGTTTGTGCAGTAATGGACTAGTTCGGCGACCACTGGACCGAATTGTTCTTTGAGCTCTCTAAATGTTACATCTGTGTCTTCCACAACGTCGTGGAGCAGGGCAGCTGCAATCATTTCTGGCGTATGTGAAACGGTTTCGACAATCTTTGAAACGCCGACTGGGTGCAAAACATAAGGCTCACCTGTGTACTTGCGCCTTTGATCGCCGTGTGCTTTGACAGCTACCATTAGAGCGTCATTAACTATTTTTGATTTTTCCATAATTTCTATTATAACAGGTTACTATTAAAATGTCAACCATTTAATGAATTGTTTGTGGTCCTTCTGCAAACATTGTATCTAACATATCGCCACAATGTTCACTATATCCTGCTTTAATTATTTCGACCACGGTTGGGAATTCTGTCTGTGTTTCAACCGGTAATGATTCCAATTCTAGATGTTTTTTGTGAGGAAACATATCTTTAATAAAATGACTTGCGGCTCGGTGAGATTTAAATGAACATGCTGTGGTTAATCCAAATGGGTTATTCTCAGCGAAACATGCATACATACGGTCATCATCTTTTCCTAGCTGATGCCCATCATATGTTCCTAAAAATACGCCCATATTGTTATCAATTATTATGTACCGTTTTTTGTTCATGAATTTCCTTATACTTTTCTCTTACTGCTTTAAAGTGTTCTAAATATTCAGCGGTATCGAATTTAAACACTTGTGGTTCACTACCATCGACACCTATTAAAATTACGCCTTGTTCTATTTTTACACCAGTTCTTTCTTCAAAGGCCTTGGCGTAGAATGAGCACTGCATAAAATAATTCGTAATCCATTCTACCTTTTTTGGTTTCCTGGAAGTTTTAAAGTCTATAATAGAAAGTTTCCCTTCGTATTCCCCAATAACATCTACCTGTCCAGCTGTCTCGAGTTCATCGCAATAAAGGAAAGCCTCCTGAAACCATATATTATTTATATTCTTATCAATTATGGTTCTCATTTCGTCGAACATAAATAAATTTGAAGGTTGCTGACCTTCTCTATAATCATCTTTATTATCAAGATAATTTTCACAAATTTTATGTACAGCAGTACCACGTCGGGCAGCTTGAGATGAAATTTTATTTGCCTCTGCATGACCAATTCGGTCTCGCCAAGCCTTAATGGATTCCTTACTGAGAATTCCCAATACTGTGGTTACAGATGGGTATGCTTCACCGGTAGGAGTGAAATATCGTCTCCCTTGTTCGGTTGTTTTTCTTGTGATTGCGGGTAAATCTATCCCGTGTTGGTGGTGTTCAAATATCATAATATATCCTATAATGTCGAAAACAAAAAGAGGCCGGATTGCCAGCCTCTTTTCAGTAGTGTCTCCTTATGCCATGGCTGAACTTAAGCCAAAATTGTGAGTTACTTTACTCATTGGTTTTTGTTGTTTTTCCTGTTTGTCCTTCGCGATAATGTATTCCTTTACGAGGCCTGAGCGAACAATATCCTCGATTCCGAATTTTACAGTTCTGAATGAAGGAATACGATTTAGAACATTTATAAAAGTTCTTAAACCACTTACGTCATTCCTATTGCGTGAACCTTCCAGGTCGTCTTGTCTTGTATCTCCACAGAAAATAATCTTTGAAGATTCTCCTACACGAGTAATAATACTATCCAACTCGTGATAAGTCATTGACTGACATTCATCTACAATTATAATAGAATTATCAAAAGTTAATCCTCTCACAAAAGATGATGTCATAAATTTAATTTGTCGTTTTTGTTTCATGATTTCCCATGCATCTCCACGACCAAATAGATTGTTAACAATGTCGGCGTAAGGGGTTGCGTAAACTGCCTCTTTTTGGGCTTGTGAACCAGGCATAAAACCTTGTTCCCTTGTTTGTACAGCGGATCGAACAATTATCATTTGTTCATATTCATCGTCTTGAAGAATATCCATTAAACCCATATATAATGCGCACATAGTCTTGCCTGTGCCTGCCGTGCCAATCGCGGCGATATTATATCCTGCCTTATAGTTATCGAACATATCTTTCTGAGTGTCAGTAATCGGTTGAATGGATTTCATAGTAAATTTGGAATTTTGCGTTCCAGCATTATCCTGTCTAGATTTCCTCTTCTCTTTTTGTGATATACGACTTCTTGGCATGTCTGACCTCCTTATATACGAAACAATCAACGCATGAAGATAAAGGTTATTTCCAGTCGTTTATTTTGTTTCCTGTGTATGATTTATTTTGTTTCATCGATGTAAGTAAATCACGAAAACCTTGGTCGGGCTTTGCCCTTCCTAACCGCGCGCTATCAATCAACGGCGCGGAGCCGGTTATTACTTGCTTTAGATTTGGATTGTCTTCGAGAAAGGATTCTCTTTCGGCTAGTTTGAGCATTTTGTCAAACTCTTCGCCGGTTTCTGTATCTTTAAATGAATAGATAGGCATCTAATATATTGTCCAATTAATCATATTTTTATTTATAAGAATTTTAAACGATTTCTTCGTAAATTTCCTTCCACTTGGAAACTTTAATTATGTCAGGATGGCTGAAGTCTTTATTGAATTCGTGACTAATAAGAATAGATTGAAGTCCCATTCTCACACCACATTCAGCATTTGAAGGCTTATCTTCTACCCAGATACATCCACTGTCTTTATAGGGTAATAGACCTTCGTCCTTATCAGCACCGCAATCAAGACAAACAACTTTTTCAAACACATCTTTTCCAAAGAGTCTTTCGAGGTTCTGTTCTCTTAATTTACCGGCATAGTAATCAGTACTGAGACTAGTAATACAATGAAAAACGTAACCTTCGTCATGCAATTTTTTAACATATTTTATAGAGTCCCTTAATCCAGGTAGGAAACCAATCCTAGCTGATTCATTAAACTGTCTAACCAATTGTTTGGCTTCAGACCTTGGTATATTAAATGTTGTCGCGACATCGTAGACGTCCTCAACCTGGATTGTATAACCATTTTCGGCCATAAACTTGTAAAAGCTGTATTTCCAATCCAATAAGACCCCGTCACAGTCGACAAGAATCAATTTATCACTTCTGATGTCTTTCATATTATATCCTTTCCTTTAATTGTATATTATAACACACTTTGAAAGGTATGTCAACACGCTATTCGCCGTATTTTTCTTTTAATCGTCGTTTCCTTTTGGATTTGAATTGTTTGTTGCGTTCTTCACGTTGGCGTTTTTCATCCGCCTTTAGATTTTCCCACTCTTTCGATTTGGGTAGATCCCTATAACGTTTGGCCACGTCATAATTTCCTTATCGCATATCCATTGGACTAGTAAGAATGCCTTCATAGGCCTCTTCTAGAGTTTTGAGTGTAAGTCCTTTAACCGGAGTGTGTGATATCATATGATTAGCAAGTAAATCTGCATCAGCATTTTCGATATCTTCCAGTAGACTAATGAACAGACTTTCACGCTTTATTTGATTCAGTTCATCGTACCCACCACCTTTAAAAAAGATTTTGAGTCGACGAGCTTCTCTATAAAGCATAGTCTGTGCGTCGGTATGTTTGTTATAATTCCACGGCGGGGCAGAATCTGGTATTAAAAGCTCTATATCTTTATCATAGATAAGTCTTAATACTGTTCTGAAAGCTGGGTTGTCATGTTCTTGTAAATAAGCAATTTTACCCTGTTTCGTTTTTATTTTTGAGATTTCCTTAAGAATCTCTGCCATTGATAGTTTAATAGCCATAATTAAAAATCCTGTATATCTGTAATCAAATTTTTCAATTTCATTTTAACAAAGAAGTTAAATAGTTTTTCACGACCAACTTCTTTCTCTTTATTATATTCGTTGAGAATTTGTGTTGTATATTTCTCTGGAATCATTGTTAGGTCAATCATTTGTTTATTACGATTAAATCTAAGTTTTGTTTCCTCGTCCATTTCCTCAGGCGTTTCTGTTAGAGTCTGTAATCTTTTCTTGGTCATTGGACTTTGTCTCTGTCCAACTGCCAAACAATTATCAGGGCTCAATACATTGGGGACTCCGTCACCAACATCACCTTTTAAAATATGTTCCTGTATGTATTTATCGGGAGCTGCATGCCTTACCCATTTCTTTAGAACTGGATTATATTGAGAAACATTTGCATATGTATGTAATTGGATAAAGTCTTTATCACCGGAAAGAATAAGAATCTTTTCAGACCCAGTATTCATTACAGTTCCATGTTCATGACAAAGAGTCGCAATGATATCATCAGCCTCACAACGATCTACCTGCACAACCTTATATGGGAAGTTTTCATGAATCTCTTCTCTAATTTGTCCAATCACTTCGAAAAGTTTTGGCCAATCCAAATCAGAATCATCACGATTCTTTTTACGATTAGCTTTGTAATAAGGGAAGTAATCTCTGCGCCATACATCTCTTGTATCTACACAAAGAACAATTTCACCAAATTCCTCGGTAAACTTTTTTCTGTTAAAGCGAATGCTGTTTAAGAACATGTGACGAAGTAGGTTTTCGTCTAATTCCACGTTGTGGTGGTTTCCTATACTCGCGAAGAGTGAGGCCAACATCACCTGGTTGTAATCAACTAATATCATAATTTAATCCATTTTTTATTTTGTAGTGTCTATTTTAATCCATTTCTGGATCAAAGTCAACCCCTAAGTCAAAATCTTTTTTAAAGCCGCCTTCCATTAGGCCTGGCTCTGGGGAAGAAGTCATTACATTTTCATCTGCAAATTGGTGGAGGGGGTGAGCTACGTCTAATGACAAGAGGTGTAGTGCTTTAATCGCCTCATATACTAATACCATACTAGCAAAGTATTTTTCTATGTCCTCGTCAAAATCACAACCTGCCCTATCCATTTCACCTAAGACATTCTGCCAAATAATTTCAGACAATTCTGATGAATAGCTTTCCTTATAGGCTAATAATTTGTCTTGGATTTCTTGAGCGTCCATAGGCGGTTTTGACATGCCATAATTAGGAAACTGTATTACGTTATCCTTCTCTTTTTTCGACATTTTCTACTACACTCCTTAAAGCTGCATTCCACATATTCGTAAATGATGGAATATTGTTTCTTGCCAGATTAAATCTGTCTGAATATGTGAACCCATTAAAATAGTTCTGGTCCTTTTGCATATTCTGTAGTATTTGTCTTGTTACAACAAATGCGTAGTTAGCATGTTTTGATGGGTCTTCAATATAATCATACATAATCGTTGCGTTGGCAGCTGTTTCTGGTAGAGCTGCAAAGTTCGGATGAATACAAATACATTGGCTTTTAATAGCTTCGATAAGTGCAATACATGAAGTTTCAGGCCATACGTTCGGGTATAAGAAAATATGTGATTCTTTTAATGCAGCTAATACCTCGTCATTACTTTTAACACCGTGATATGACATCTGAGGATGTGCTTCAATAGTTGCATATAATCCTTTATACGCTTCATCACGTTGAGGCCAGCCATAAATGTCAAACCCTGAATATACATCTAAATGAATATTATCGAATTCTTTTGAAAGTGCATCAAATACTGGTACCAATAATTCCAAACCTCTATGCGGTGTTGTATGGTAAACGAATCTGATTTTATCTGTCGACATTGTCACAGGTTCATATTGTCTTTCAATAGCGTTATGAATAACTGAACATTTTGAATACGGCATACCAAATCGGACTATATACTGGTCTCTCTGCCATGCTGTTACAAAAATAAAATGGTCGAATTTTTCCCAACCACCATCATTCAGTACTCTATTTTCTGGGTCAACCGCTAGGTCGTGACACCATAGAATATTTGGAACATCTTCATATAGTTCTCTAGGTCTTGATAAGTGTACAGCAACTTGTGATAGCAATTCTGCATCGCAATTATCGACAAGGCGTTGCCTCATCATTTCTGTTCCACCATTTGAATTCTTTGACAAATCAGTGTCAATTATTTTGCCTTTATATACGACGCTCATCTTTTTTCTCCATTATTAATCATAGTTTAATTCTCCATAAATCTTAGTTGGTTCTCTACCATTATCAAATATTTGATCTAATGATAGCCATGCCCCTTTTGTTTCCCACCACTCCTTTAGTAATTCATAGGAATAAAAGGCAGATTTTGCTTGTTCATTATAATAATATATATTCTTTGAACGAAAATCTTGCACGTTGTGGTTAAACAATGGGAATGTGATAACCAAACCAAACCCATGTAGTAAATTGTTTTCTGTTGTAACTGGGCTACCTAATGGCATACGATAGTTAATATTGCCTTGCCCAAAATCGTCAAAATAATAATCAATTATTTTCTTTGCATATTCTCTTCTCATGATATACGCCTGTAAACCATGGTCCCACATTTGTCTAATGCGAGGTACCATTGGAATATATTCATTATTGACATCGTAAGGATACTCGAAAACATTACATAAATGCAATGCGCCCCAGTCCCATTTATTACACTTTTCAATAAATTCTTGTAGTGTAAAATTCCAATGTCTTACTGTCTGGTAATCCAAATCATCCTCAAAGAATATGCCATATTCCTCATCTGTGTTTTCATACCACCATTTAATAGTGAGCATGTGTGAGGAAGTAACACCTTTTGTAGTGGTAGCACAAGCATGTGCATCACCGACAAAACCTATTGATTTGCCTTCTTCATATCTATCGTATTCATGTATATTAATATCATGTACATCGAGTAGTGCAAATTCTTCTCTTGTGTAGTCCCTGCGGTCTCTACATTCTTTGAGATTAATTATATTCGGCTTTGAAATGTTCTTTAGCTTGTCAGCTAATCCTATCATAATAAAAAATTACCTTATTCTGAAACTAGCTCATTATGAATTGTTTCTAGTGTATTATGGAAAGCCCTAACTGAGCCATTATTATGAACTCTATAGGTTTTAATGTTTAATTCTTCTTTTAACATGTAAGCTTTGTCAATTTTTGTAGCTTCACCAATTGTAAACTCTTTAAATAAACTGCCATTAAAGTATCTACGGGAATCAGTAGAATAATCATGCCCTTCTCTTGTTAATTGAACAATGACAATATTATCTGCGCCGACCTTTTCAATTAATGGTTCAAGTTCTTCCACAAAACCACCATCAGCGACTGCGTAATTTTTGTCTTCCTCAATCTCTTTGGATACCTTCCAACCAAAGAACGATTTACCGTTTCTAGGTTTAATAATGTCCTCTGATACATGAATCATTGCCTCACGCCTTGAGCGGTCGCCTAAAGCATATTCTTTTGTTTCCTTTTTGGTTCTGTCTTCATAGCCTTCCATGAACCACTCTTTATCTACACCGAAATGTGCAATTGTTTCTTTAAAGAGCTGATGTTTAAACGAAAGATTTCCATAGCCATATTTTTCTTTATATAAACTCGCTGCCTCATCTTTACCAGAAGCCGGTGGGCCGTTAAATATTACTATCATCTTTTTCCTCGTTATATTGTGTGAAACCATATTTACAAATATAATATGCATCTACTATGTCTGTAATAGGATTCCAGCTATTGTTTATTATACCACATCTAGCGCGAATGTCAACCCCTGTTTCTGCTTCAAAGGCTTCTATCATCATTTCCTTATTCGCATTGCCTTTACCACAACCAAATTTTTTAATCATGGTTGGGGCATATACATCGTAGGGTATTTTCTTTTCCCAGAGCTTGTGTTTAAATAATCCACAATTCTCTGCGATTTGGAATACTCTACCGACTGCTCCAAATGCGTATCCTTCAATTCCAACAAAGTCACATTCAAAACATTTAGCTTGTGACCATGAACCAATAATGTCATATCTTTCCTGGTCGTTAAACCAGTTGTCTGGATACATGGTCGCATTATATTGACCATTTTCTCCAATTAACAATTTCTTTTGTTTTACATAATAATAAAAAGTGCAATTATTATAATCCCATTCCTCACCTTCGTGTACACAAATTGCAGGACTACTTAAACTGTAGTCAACACCAGCAACTTTCATAATAAACTCCATATTGAATATATGGTATTATTTATTTAGTCTGCACGATAGAAAATGTGAGAACCAATTGTTCCTACTTGATGTAAAGTTGGAGCCCAAAAAGGTGTAATATAATTTGCATGATAATGTGTGGAACCTTCAGTCAGTCCTGTATATAATCCTTGTCTTAAAACCTGTGTGGCGATAAGTAATGAATTTGCCCAAGCGTCTCCGTCCATCGGTTCATCTTTTATTCCATCACAAAACCAACTGAACTGACATCTATCTCTTACAGGTACTTCACGTCCTTGGGATAACCACCATTCTGAAAGTTCTGCTTGTCGTACGACACCACAAACAGAGCTAGGATAATTCCTATGATTTACTCTATTTAAAACTACATCGGCAACAGCAAATTGTCCAGCCATATTTTCTGACCTTGCTTCGTGATATATGTTGAGTGCCATACAATATTCATCTTCTGATATTACTGTATCATAATTTAATGCTTTAATTTCATTAGAAAATAACATTAAAAATCCAAATGCAGCTGCAAACCAAAACGGTAAAAAGTTTTTATCAAAATTACTCATATTAAGATCCAGATCTAGTGTATGCGTCCAACATTTCTTCACGAGTTAATTTCTTACCAAATGTATGGATAAGTTTTCCACCCTGGTATCTCTGAACAGTGCCATCATTAAACTCCCAGTCAGTAACTGTCTTAGTCATTCCAGCAGTATCCTGAGGTCTGTCATCATAATACATTGAATCAATTGAATGTGCATGTACACCTTTGGTTTTTCCAGCCCATTCCTCTGCTTCAAGCATAAGTCTTTGTCTTTCGACTGTGTCGTCATATTGTGTCATAGTTTCTCTCCAGGCTCAAAGCCTCTGAACGTTTTAAATCTTGGGAACCTTAAACTGTATGTGTCGGAATCATCTGCCAATGACGTGGAGTCAGCTCTTATTTCTACCAACTGACCTAACACTTTTTCTTTATTTGACCAAATGTCTTTTCTGTTATCATCAGTCAAACCACTGCCGACCTTAACACTAAAGTTCTTACCCTCGTCTGTGCCTTCACATACAAGAGCCCCTAATAAACCTTCATTCTTTCCTGTGCCCTCTTCTAGATCGACTACAGTAAGTGTAACCTCGATGTAAGGTTTCATTTTCAACCAGGCATATGTTCTTTTACATTCGTAAATACCATCGATAGGTTTAATCATCACACCTTCGTAGCCTTTTTCAATTGCCTGTTTATTTAAATCTGCAAAGAGTTCTTTACCTTCGTCTGTCTCAAAGTCTAATTGCCAGTAATCAACAACTTTTATTGCTGGGTGAACATTTGCATATTCTTGTAAAGCTAATTTTCTGTCAACCTGAGATACAGTACCGACACCAGCCTCAAATTCGTCTAATGGAATTACGTCAAATAAGGCAAGGAAAGCATCTTCTGTCTGTGCGCCTTCTTTACGATTGACCTGTTTCATAAGTGTTTGGAAATCTTCTGACATAATTTCACCATCAAATACCATACCTTCGTTTTGGCGGGTGATTAATGCATTTTCAATATGTGGAAAATTACTTAGGACCTTACCATTACGTGAATATATTGTACAGGTTTGGTTTTTAACAATGGCAATACATCTGACGCCATCATATTTGTATTCAATAATACATTGACCTTTAATTCTTTTTGGATTTTTATCGCCACTGTTTGCTAGCATACAACCGAAGACAGGAACGACCGGGTCATGCCCAGCCTTTTTGGCCATCTTATTTACTGTATTTTCACTAAACCCAGCTCTCATATCCTTAATAAGGATTCTGCGATACCAGTCATTCCATTCTTCTGACGTAGCTTTATTCATTGTACTTTCAATTGCATCTTTCGCTGCATTACCTGAAAGCACTCTGTCAGCCAAATCTGAAGTAAGAGATTCAAATTCAGGTAGAGTAAGACCTGGGCCATCCTCAGTTGAAATTGGAATGTCTTTTACTCCAAATGTTATCATGGAATCTAGACCAACTCTTAATCCCCACAGGAATTCTCTATTGGTTAAATGTTCTGATACCACCTGCTCTTTGAACAGGCGACTATTATCAGATTCCAATTGTTGGATTATATTCCAAGGCTTTGTGTCTGTTATCAATTGAATGACCTCCTGAAGGCTCTATTAAAATTAGCTGTCAAATTGGCATTGCTTTGGAGTCTCTCTGCGACTCTGGACCTAGCCAGTTCCCAATCAACTTTCTTCGGATTGGTTTTATATTTAAATAGCTGATTTGCTATTTCCTCATTGCTCATTCTATTGACTTTAGTCAGTATTCCTTTTGATATTTGCATAGTATATTTTCCTCATTATGGTACCATTATAACATACTACGAGCAAAAGTCAACCATTATTTTTTATCAGCAAGGTTTTCCAAGTCATCTTTTATGTCATCTAAGGCTTTTTCGACATCTTTTAAATGAGGATAGCGAGTGTATGCTGGATGTGAAAATTTTTCTCTTTCATCCTCTCCATATCTGCCTCGTTCTCTATTCCCATCACCATTTAATTCGGTCATGTCCTGTTGCTTTTCCTTAAAGTCTTTTGTGTCGTCCATTTCTTTGTCCTTTTTGCCAAAAATAGCATCCCATCCGTCGGAATACTTTTTCTGGTCACCAGTTTTACTTTTTATGGAATCACCTGTAATATCATTCTTCGATGCCATTTTTTATCTCCCCATTTTGGATATGTCTTCAGCCTGTTCTTGACTGATTACTGGTACCGCATTGGATTTATGCATTGTCGCAATACCTTTTACTAGTGTTCCCGTGTATATCGGTCTCTCTTTACGCGGAGTTGGATTGAGTGATGCCCCATTTGCTGGCTGCGTCCATGATGGATAATGAGGCACTTCTCTCTGATAGGTCTTTTCTTGTTCAAAAGGTTTAAACTCTCGTTTTAACTTCTTTCTACCAAAAACATAATCTATATATTCTTCCAAGGTATCATAACTCATATTATGCATACCTTTTCTTTTCATTGTTTTATTATGTACTCGCCATTCAACCTCTAATTCCTGAAGTCTCCTTTTGGTAATTTTTGATTTTTTTGTCTTACCCAGGACTTGAACGCCCTGGATTAAGTGCATAGTCATAATATAAAACCTCTATAGAGAAGAGTTATCTTCTTCTTGTTCTAGGGGCGAAACCACCTCTCAATGATTCCAGTGTTTTCTTTCTGGCTCTTTTGGTAGCCTCTGCCTTGAGTCTTTTTCTCTTAGATGTTGGCTTTTCGTAAAATTCTCTTTTACGTATCTCCTGTACGATACCGGCCTTTTCGCATTGCTTTTTCCACTTTCTGAGTGCAATGTCAAATGGCATTGCAGTGGGTGGCCTTTTATCTTTAGGGTGTTTTTTTCTTGGTGTCAAGTCTACTGACCTACCACTGAACTCGTTATTGTATGCCATTAAACAATATTAGTTGCTTGTGGACCTTTTTCGCTTTCAGCAATGTCAAACGTCACTTGTTGATTTTCTTCTAGTGATGCATATCCATCTGCTTTAATTGCTGAAAAGTGTGCAAACACATCCTTTCCGCCTTCATCTGGTGTGATAAATCCAAATCCTTTTGTTCCATCAAACCATTTTACTTTTCCTGTTGCCATTTCTTTCTCTCTGTTATGAAGTCTTACCTTCGTTGTTAATAATTCTAAAGGTAAATCCCTTCAATATGAGCATATTATAACAGGTTACTATTTAAATGTCAACACTTTTATGAAACTATTTTTAAAAGTTTTCGGATGAGCATGGGAAGGTAAACAGTTGAGACTACGATGCCCCAAAATAGCCCTAATGCTAGGGCGTACTGTTTCCAATTTGAAATGTCTATTGCGATACCTAAGGTCACTCCACCTATCCACATCCAATCTAATGTTCCGTGAATACGCTTCCAACGAGTTCCCAATCGGTCAATGAGCTCTTGTCTTTTATTGGCAAACCAAGGGTGTACATGTCTCATTATGACAAAGCCCTCGTTGAGGACCATTAATGAAAAGCCTAACCAAAATAACATAGATTAAGAATATTTACCTGTGTTCCATAGCTTGTCATAAGCTTTTTGGTCAACAAGTCCTTCCTTTAATATACGTTTTCTGTTCTTTAGATGAGCTGCATCTACATCAGCTTTTGCACCACCATGATATTCTACAGCATGACCTTCGTCAATTAGATATGATGTAACAAATTTATCATCGACAATAAAATCACCAAGGATTCTGCCGAACTTACCTTTCATATCTTCACCATCTCTAGCTGCGAATGTTTTGAGGATTGGTTTTCCTGTAAGGATTTCTTTGAGTCTTTTTGAAGCTGCCTTTCCAAATAATTTTTCTACTTTATTACTTGTTCTTGATTCTGGGGTATCAATGCCCATAATACGTACACGTTCTTTTTTCAACCAAACGCCGAAGCCTAGGTCAATATCTACATCAACAGTATCACCATCAACGACTTTAATTAGTTTACATTTATATTCATACATTGTTTAATTCCTTTTGGT